GATGAATTTGACTTATCATTATTTCAGGACAGAGGTGTGGAACTATAACATCCTTCCCTCCTTGCAGGCATTGTGCATCCGGATGGACTCCGCCTTCCATTGGGCATGTGGCCTAACCTGCGGCCGGCCACATGTAGTAAGTGCAACATCTGAGCTGTATCCTCGCAAAGACGCAAAGGCGATGCTGGCAATAGCTCGCCCGTTAGTGGGGGATAGACCTAAAGAGGCACTGAAATTTCTTCCTCAGGCAATGGACCATTTATATCGCCTCATGAAGGTAGATTTGGATATTAAAAAGAAAGTTCCTTTCTCATTACGTCCACTACGTGATATGTACCTAGGGGCCTCAAAAGGACAGGACTCAGGAAAGGAAAGACAGATTCCAGCATCAGAAGATTTACCACATCCAGTAAAGGTGTCAGCAAAAGGAAAAAAAGCTGACTCTTTCGAACAGGACTTACTGGCAATATTAGAATTTGTACGTAATGGAAAAGTCCCGTCAGTTCAATGGACACAGCCTAAGAAGGTGGAAAATTTTTACAGTTGGGTTCACCAGTTATCTCCCGAGGCATATTTGAAATGGAAAGAAAAGGTTCGTGCGTTCAACGTCCCCAATTCTATTTTTATCATAATGGAGAAACTGGTTTCGCAGTTACGCCATTTGATAGAGCGAGGAAATGTCATTCAAATAGGACGGGCATGGGCACACGGAGGCGGGGATGTTCTGGCGTTTCTTTTGGAAGCTACCATGCAAAATTGCTTCAACCCAGAATGGGTGGAAGGGGACATAAAGCACTTCGATCAGGGAGTGTTGGAGATATTTGTTAATCTCTTTTATTCCTCAATGAATTTGCACTTAGACCCAGAAGAGCCAGACACGTGGATATATGAAATGATCATAAAATTTCTTTTGAGTAACATAATCCAACGAATAACCAAGTTGTTTGCAGATCTATGGGCAATAGTGTTTGGAGGCGTTCCTTCTGGAGCGTATAACACCTCACATATGGATTCTTGGATCATGGCTCTCTACTTTTGTCTCTTCTGTGTCTATCAGGTGATGACCTGCCCGGAGGAGCAAAGAGAGGAGTTGGAGACTGAGTTTCAGTTGATTGTTCGAGTTATTGTCTATGGGGATGATCACCTTTATCGAAAGGGAATGTTCCTAGGCTCGAAGTACTTTTCGGGTCATGCATTTGCAGCGTTCATGAAGAAGTTCTTTAATGTTGAGGTCCGAGACATAAAGGATGGTATCTCTTTTGCTTCAGTTCAGCGTATGGGATGGATAATCATGATGGGGGCGACCTTTCTAAAACACCAGTTTGTAGTCAATGAAAACAAATCAGTAGGTCAACCCAATTTTCTGCCATTTCGTGAGTCAAGAGAGTTTCTCGCACGAGCGGTGTGGGGCCGTATAACAAAACCAAGGGACCACATAGATACGTTACTCTCAATTCTGGGTCAAACCTATGGTACGTACGCCTCGAATAGGGATGCGTACGATCGACTCCAATTGTTTTACCTGGAGTTGCTCTCAGAGATACCAGACATCTCCAATCTAAGACAAGACCTAAGGGACAGAATAACAGTAGATGAACTTAAAAAGATACGACAGATGGGGATGACAGCCGAGGACCTTTTGTCTGGATTCCCGTCCTGGGACCAGTTAGTGCAGCATAATGTGATGGACTGGAGTTACCATGATACTAAGTCCCTACCCGTAGATTTGGAGGATCCCGTATTCGGCATGGAAGATGTCTTTGATTAGAGACAAGTACTTCAAAGAATAAACTTAGTTAACTAAGCGTTTTATATAGACTTTTCCGTCTAAAAGTCAGCAAGAAAATATAAAAAATATACCAATTCCCGGTTTATAACAGGAAAAAAAAAAAAAAAAAAAAAAAAAAAAAGGAAGAGGGACAGGTGGGGAAGAAAAAAAAG